CTACGTTCGGAACTGGGTAGTAATTCGCTGATATAGCAGCTGATAAATGGTACAGTATTAATTTTGTTTTCTGAGTTTTGTCTAACCACGTGTGCAGCCATACGGTTGGAGTCACCATAGCGGACAGGAACTTGATGATAATAGTCATTACCATTTTGATCCTTGCCCATCTTAACAGTAAAACCGCCAAATAGTCGCATAAACTGTAGTAGCCAACGTCTTATCTGCTGGTCATAGAAATAATTAATGTTATCATCGGCGGGGTTAAACCGCCGCCCCCTTGTTTAACCAAACACGTTTACCATCAATAACTTTCCAAGTTTTACCTCCGGATGTCCGCTTGTTGACTTCTTTTATAGTTTGTCCAATATAGCACTTGCCACTAGGAATATGAGTAAATTTATAGATAAACATTATTCATCAACCTTAGGATTTTTAAAGATACGACTCAAAGACTGTCTTTCATTTATTGTGCCTTCGCCTGCATTTCTACTGCTGGTTGTATTTGTGTTATTAATAAATGTAGCAGCATTAACTCGTGCTTCTCTCCAACCAACCTGCGTTGCTGAATCATAAATTCTGTGCCAGCGTGTACCACGATAAACAAATACACGATTAGGAAGAAAGTCGGTTCGCATAAAGAAATCACCCTGACTTGGCGATGCTGGAAATGTAAGCCCAGACGCTACAGTCGATGATGGTGGCACCCAATTTACATCAAGTATATTAGTGCCATTGCCTGTGAAGCCTTTGATGTCAGGTGGATTGATAATATTATTGCTAGTCCATCCTGCAACTGGTACTAGTACATCTGCACTATCAAGAATAGTTTTAGAAATTTCCATTTCTTTTTGATAAGTGCTTAGTGCATTTTTCAAACTATCTTCATCCTCTGGATTGCCTAAGATACTGCGATACTCTTGTGCATCATTAATTGGAGCAGCTTTGATTCTCCAGAGGTGTGGCCACCAGGTTGGACCAAATCCTTCAGCTGCTCTGCTTGCATCTTGGACGGCATAAAATTTGTTGATGCTTTTTGCAGTAGCATCCAACAGTAGATCTTCGTTTAGGTGTGGTATTTCAAGTACATCGCCAGCCATTAATTTTCTGCCAATACGATCTACCATGTCATTGGTATGAAAAGTAATAAACAGTGTATCAGCATTTAGAAACAGACCAAATTGACTTAGATCAAAGTCCTGATCACTGACATTATAAGTGCCGCGTATTTCATAGATCGTAGTATCATAGATGCGATCTCTATTTTCCATAAAAATCACATCTTGAATATCCAGTTCAGAAATCTGTGAATTCTTTGCTAGATTTGGCTGTGCAGGATCTCCGGACTCACCTGGTGCAGTTGGGCCCAAATATTTGTGAATTAGTATGGTTGTGCCGCCAGCATTAATTGCTTCCTTGATAACACGATCTTGGAAATGATAGTCTTTGGTTTTTGCATTGTTCCAAAGCTGAATTCTTGGCATATTATTCTGGGCCCTTTCAATCAGCTATTTATTGCTAGTGCCACACAAACTTAGACTGCAACTTCGGTAAATATATCAACTGGAGAAACACCAAATGGCAGAAACTACACAGCGCAACAAAGCAATCAAGTATATTGAGCTAAGCCTAGGCGGCGGCATGGTTGATGTTGAGCTGGACAGAGAACACTATGATATGGCTATTGACAAGGCGCTGGCAAAATATCGCCAACGCAGCAGCCGCGCAGTTGAAGAAAGTTTTATGGTTTTAAAACTATCGCCTGGCGAAAACGAATATACACTACCTGAAGAAGTACTTGAAGTAAGAAATGTTTATCGACGCAGTGCTGGTGGTATTTCTGCCGCTGCTACAGATTTTGAGCCATTTGAAGCTGGCTATCTAAACATGTATATGCTAAATGTCACACGCGGCGGCGGCCTAGCAACATTTGAACTTTATATGGGTTATAGAGAGCAAATGGGTAAGATGTTCGGAGCCAACCTAATCTATACCTGGAGTCAGGTTACCAAGCGACTAGCACTACATCGCTATATTCGCGGTGATGAAGAAATTATTATCCACACCTATAACTATAAGCCAGATGAAATACTACTAGCTGATACTGGTTCTAGTCTTTGGATTAAAGACTATGCGCTGGCAATTGCCAAAATGTCTTTAGGACAGGCACGCAGCAAATTTGGTCAGCTAGCTGGCCCACAAGGTGGTGTACAGCTCAACGGCGCAGATTTACTTACTCAAGCACAGACTGAACTAGAAAAGCTTGAGGAAGATCTCAAGACCTACGCCGAAGGCGGAACGCCACTGGGCTTTATATTTGGCTAACGCCTAAGACTTAGTAGTAGTGGCACTGAGTACGACGCACTGGATGACCGTACCAGTCATAGTGCGAAATATATGTGTGACACTGCCTACGGGGACCATGATAGCCATAATGCGGATTATAAGGAACTACTGCACAAGCACTTAGCGTACTTGCTGATAGGATCAATCCAGCTACTAACAGAAACTTTTTCATCTTTCGTCTTTCCAAGGAACTTAGTGCTCCTATATCTAATATATAGCATGTTGACGATTTGACTGCAAGAGCTATTTTCGTTTGACTTTTTAATTTAGTTCTGTTATTATTTAGACATGAGCAAGATTATCGGGTTAGTGGGCTTTATTGGTTCTGGCAAGGACACAGCCGCAGATTATCTAGTTGATTTTTATGAATTTCAACGAGACTCATTTGCTGCCAGTCTTAAGGACATTGTTGCAGCAGTTTTTGGCTGGGACAGAACTTTACTTGAGGGCCGTACCAGTGAAGCAAGAGAATGGCGTGAGCAAAATGATCCATGGTGGGCTGACCGTCTTGGAATTAAGGATCTAACTCCTAGGTGGGTACTTCAGTACTGGGGTACCGAAGTTTGCCGCAGAAGCTTTCACAATGATATCTGGATTGCCAGTTTGGAAAATCGCCTGCGCCGCAGCGAAAATACCAATATTGTAATCAGTGATTGTCGTTTTCCAAACGAAGTAGCAGCAATTAAAAAGTCTGGTGGCAAAGTTATTAGAATTGTGCGCGGTGAAAATCCACTATGGTATAACGATGCGCTGATTCATAATTTTACACCTGACTCTACACTAATGCAGACAAAATGGGCAGAAATTCATGCCAGTGAATGGGCTTGGATTGGTACAGAATTTGATCATATAATTGACAACAACGGCGATCTTAAAAATCTCTACTTGCAGCTGGCAGAGATTGTCCGCTAACTGACATTTTAAACTGCTTTTTATAAATATGGTCCTGTTTTTAGGGCTAATAGTATAAATATCTCTGATGAAAGGGCTGATGCCCAAGTACACAATGGAGATATTTACATGCCTACTCTTGTTTCCCCAGGCGTTAGCGTATCAATAATCGATGAAAGCGCATATGCATCAGCTGGTAACGGCACAGTACCACTAATTGCTATCGCAACACGATCAAACAAAACAGCACCAGATGGTACAACTGCACTTTATACCACTGCTGCTTATGCAAACCTACCACTGACAGTAACTAGTCAGCGCGAACTAGTATCACTTTTTGGTGAACCAAAATTTACAATCGTTGACGGTACTCCAGTACACGGTCACGAACTTAACGAATATGGTTTACTAGCTGCTTACTACTATCTTGGTATTGCAAATCGTGCAATTCTTGTTCGCGCAGACGTTAATGTAGAAGAACTAGAGCCAGAATCAACAGCACCAAATGGTCCACCAGCCAATAACCAATACTGGCTTGATGCAGACACATCATCATGGGGCCTGTTTGAAGGCAATGGAACAGCTTGGGTAGCAAAGACAGTTACACTATTTGACGGTACACCAACCGGTGGTAGTAACGGTGATTATGCACTTGACACTTCAGGCAACAACAAAGAATTCTACAAGAAGGTAGCAGGTACTTGGACTCGCGTAACAGCCGTAGCCCTTGGAACCACTGTTACAGTTGGTCCGCACTATTCATATCCAACACCAACAAACGGAGATGTATGGTTTAAGACAACAAGTCCAAACAATGGTCTAAACCTTGTTGTAAAGAAATACAGAAGCACAACTGAAGCATGGTCAACACAGGTAGTTGGTCCAAATAATGTTGATCAACTAGTAGCATTTGCTAACGACAGTGCTGCAACAACTGCTTTTGGTACAGGATTGAGTACAAACGATCTTTATATCAAGGTCACAAGCGACGATGCAAGTTTTGAAATTCGTCGTTATAGTTCAGGTTGGGATACACTTGATGCAACAGTTTCAATGACTGCACCAGTCGGTGACACAGTTAACGGCAGACTATGGTATGACGCTGGCGACACTGTTGACCTATATCGCAAGACAGCATCAGGTTGGGAACCAATTGGGTCAGGTAATATCACAGTTGATACAATTGAGCCAAGCAGCCCAAGTGGCGGTGATGTATGGGTTGATACCAATGACATGGACAACTATCCTGTAATTAAAGTATATGATGGTAGTGATTGGGTACAGCACGACAACGCAGATCAAACAACACCAAATGGCGTACTGTTTGCAGACCTAACAACAACTTATCAGGACAATTCAAACACTGGTGGTACAGCTACACCAATGGATGATGAAGCACCAAATGATAACTTCTTCCCTGAAGGTATCTTGTTGTTTAACACAGCAGTAAGCTCAGGTAACGTCAAAAGCTGGAATGCTGATATGGGTTACTGGCAAAGCGAATCAGGCAACTACGATTCAGGTCCTAAGGCTGGTGCAGCATATATGTACTCAAAGGCACAGCGTCGTGTTATCGTTAAGAGACTGCAGGCAGCACTAACTGCTACAGAAGAACTACGCGAAGAAACACTAGAACTAAATCTAATTGCATGTCCTGGTTATCCAGAAACAATTGATGAAATGCTAACACTCAATGTTGATCGTAAGGAAACAGCATTTGTAATTGCTGATAGTCCAATGAAGCTAACAAATCGTGTTGCTGACATCAATGCATGGGCATTGGGTACAAATGCCGGCACCAATGGTGAAGACGGTCTAGTTACACGCAATGCATCAATTGCAGTTTACTATCCAAGCTGCTTGTCAACTGACCTAATGGGTAACGATGTTGCAGTTCCTGCAAGTCATGCAGTACTTCGTGCATACGCCTATAACGACCAGATTGCTTATCCATGGTTTGCTCCAGCTGGTCTAACACGCGGCGCAGCCACTGGTATCAGCAACTTTGGTATTGTAACAAGTGAAAACGAGTTCAAGGCTGTTGCGCTAAACCAAGGTATGCGTGACGCACTTTATGAAAAAGATATCAATCCACTGGTAAACTTCCCAGGACAAGGTCTATATCTATGGGGACAAAAGACTCTGCACCCATTTGATTCAGCATTGGATCGTGTAAATGTTGCAAGACTACTTGCATATCTACGCAAACAGTTTGATATTATTGCAAGACCATTTATCTTTGAACCAAACGATGTACGCACAAGAGATCGTGTAAAGGCAGTGTTTGACGGTTTCCTAGCAGACTTGATTAGCAAACGTGCTTTGTATGACTTCCTAGTAGTATGTGACACTACAAACAACACACCTGCTAGAATTGATAGAAATGAACTTTGGATTGATGTAGCAATCGAACCAGTTAAGGCTGCTGAATTTATCTACATTCCAATCCGTGTTGTTAACACTGGCGCGATTGCCAGTGGTACACACTAAATAGCAGCATAGGAGATAAATCAAATGGCAGTCAACGTAGAGAAATTTAATGTTCCAGGAGCAAGTTCTGGCGCTTTAGTACAGCCAAAGCTAAGCTATCGTTTCCGCGTTTTACTCAACGGATTTGGTGGTAGCGGCAATAACACAGTTGAACTAACAAGTCAGGTAGTAAGCTGTACACGCCCTAGCCTAACACACGATGATATTGTAGTTGATGTTTACAACTCAAGAATTTTCCTAGCAGGCAAGCACACTTGGGATGCAGTTACACTAACAGTTCGTGATGATGTAACTGGAAATGTTGCAAAGTCAATTGCTGCTCAACTACAGAATCAAATTGACCATGCAAGTCAAAGTGGTGCAAAAGCAGGTCAAAACTACAAGTTCTCAATGAGCATTGAAAACCTTGATGGTAGTGATACTCCAGGAATTTTGGATGCTTGGGAGCTAGCAGGCTGCTACATTCAAAATGTTAACTATGGCGAAAACAACTATTCAACAAGTGATCCGCTGCAGATCACTATTGCAATTAAGTTTGATAATGCAAATCAAAAGGTAGGGAGTACAGAAGTTCTTCAAAGTACTAGTGGTAGAGATACTGGTGATCTATCAACACGTCAGAGCGAGATAAATTAGTAGATATTAAATGATGATAAGTAAGCAAGATGGAGACATTTTGCTTACTAAAAGCAAAAGGGCTCCAGTAGCCCTTTTTGTTAAAAAAAAAACACAACAAAAA